GTATACTTGACACTAATCACCTCGGTTTTTGATAGGAGTTTTTTGTGGCTGTTCCGGCAGGGTTTAGGACGTTTGATGCTGGGGCGGTGCTTACTGCTGAGCAGGTGAACACTTTTTTGATGTCGCAGAGCATTCCGGTGTTTGCGGATGCTACTGCGAGGGATGCTGCTATTACGGCACCTGAGGAAGGGCAGCACGCTTTTTTGAAGGATGTGGATGCGTTGCAGTTTTATTCTGGGAGCGCATGGGTGGCTGCTGGTGGTTCGGGTGGCGGCGGTTTTGAAACTAATTTTCTACTTATGGGAGGCTAACTGATGGCAACAAATTACAAGTCGCTTGCGCAGGTCGATTTGACGACCACGACGCTGACAGATATTTACACGGTCGGGTCGGGCAAGGAAACGGTTATTAGCACAATTATTATTGCGAACCGTAACGCGAGCGCTGATAGTTTTCGGATTGCGGTGCGTGTTGATGGGGATGCTATCTCGAACAAGCATTACATTGCCTACGATGTGCCGGTGGCTGCAAACGATTCGACCACGCTCACGCTGGGTGTCACGATGGCTGCGACGGATGTTCTTTCGGTGAAGGCTACTACGGCTGACCGTTTGAGCATCAACGTGTTCGGTGCCGAGATAACAGTTTAGGGGTTGTTGTGGCTGTAACAAGTATGGCAAACAGTTCCATAAGGGACTTTGTGAAGTCTAACCGTATGAGCAACATTTCATCGCCTTATTTTGCTTCCTTTGTTGTTGTCGCGGGGGGTGGCGGTGGCGGGTCCACCGAGGCTTCGGGGACTACTCCGTATGGGGGAGGTGCCGGTGGCGGTGGGGGGGGCATGGTTTCTGGCACACTGTTTTTGTCCGGCGTAGTTCCCTTGGTTGTAGGAGCGGGAGGTGCTGGTGCTACAGCGACAAACGCTGACGGGACTAATGGCGCGGACTCAATTTTTAATGTCGAAACTGTTGCAGGTGGTGGCGGGGGTGGTGCTGGACAAAACGATGGTGTCGATGGGGCTACTGGTGGGGGCGGTGGTGGCGATGCCGCGCACAGTGGGGGTGTTGGGTCTTTAGGTTTTGACGGGGGAGCAACCGGCGGCGTGAACCATGGTGGCGCTGGCGGTGGTGGCATGGGAGCCGTAGGTTCTAGCGAAACGGGCTCTGAGGGTGACGGGGCTGATGGTGGTGATAGCCTAGCTAGTTCGATAACAGGTTCTTCAGTTCTTTATGGTGGCGGCGGCGGTGGCGGGGCAGGTAAAAACGTTGGCGTTAAAGGCCTCGGGGCTACGGGGGTCGGGGGTAACGGGGCGCAAGATGGCACGGTTGCGACTGCTGGGGCGGCTAATCGTGGAGGGGGCGGGGGAGGCGGTGCGGAGTCAAACGCTACTTACAGTGACGGCGCTAACGGGGGTTCAGGTGTAGTCATTTTTACTTTAGCTGCACAGGCGATTGTGACGTTCAGTGCTGGTGTAACCCAAACGTCTGCGATTGTCGGAGCAAACCGTGTTTACACTGTGACGGCCACCTCAACAACTGATGAAACGGTAACAATCTCATGAGCCATTTTGCGAAACTTGATGCTAACAACATTGTGACTTTTGTGACTGTGGGCAGGCAGGAAGATGACGGCCTTGAGGAAGAACTGAACGCCCGCACGGGTGACGTGTACCGGCAAACAAGCTACAACACATACGGCGGTATTCACTACACCGATGGGGAACCAAGCGAAGACCAAACCAAAGCTTTCAGGTTCAACTATGCGGGCTTAGGGCACACTTATGATGCTGACCGTGACGCTTTCATCCCGCCACAACCATACGCTTCATGGGTACTTGATGAGGCAACCTGTTTGTGGGTGGCACCGATAGATTATCCTGCCGATGGTGGGCAATATGTGTGGGATGAAGAAACAACCGACTGGGTTGAGGTGCAAGATGAAGCTGAGTAATCCGTGGCCTGAGGGTCGAACAATCAACGCGAGAAGTCCTTACGGTTGGAGGCGTCACCCTATTACGGGGAGGCGGGCTTTTCATCACGGGGTCGATGTTGCCGGGGTGTTCCCGGTAACTGTTGCCGGCGATGGTGTTGTGGTGAAGATTGGGTGGAGCCCTCGCGGTGGTGGGCATACGGTGCTTATTGACCATGGGCAGATTGTGACGGTCTACTATCATGGGGCGCACCGTACCGGGTTGCGTAAAGGGCAACGGGTTGTGACGGGCGATTTTATATATACGTCTGGCACTACCGGTGCGAGCACAGGAAACCATCTCCATTTTGAGGTGCGCAAACGTGGCGGGCGTTGGGGTGACACTTTGGATCCTGTACCTTTCCTTGACGGTGCTCCCGTGGTCGTAAAGCCTGCACTGCTTAAGGTGGATGGGCGTTTGGGGCGCAACACGTGGAAAGCATTCCAGACAGCACTTACTAACGCCGGGTTCCCGCTGGGCCGTATCGACGGCAGGCCGGGAAGAATGACCTACACAGCTATCCAGAGATGGGCTGGGGCGAAACCTGATGGGGTGTTCGGGCCGAACACTCGACGGGCTGTACAGCTTCTACTTGACGTAAAACCTGATGGGGTATGGGGGCGCCTAACGATTAGCGCGTTACAGCGAGCCATCAACGAAGGTGCAATCCGATGACCGACGAAACAGAAGCGCTCGCGGTAAGGGTTTCCATGCGCGATATATATCTTGAGGTGCAACGGCAAGGGAAACTGTTAGAGAAAATTGCTAACAGTCTGCCCGATAGTGAGCTGAAGATTGAAGACCATGAGTTGCGGATTCGTAAACTCGAAATGCGGATGTGGCAGGCCATCGGCGCGTTCGGTTTCCTCGCCGCGGTAGTGTCACCGTTGATTGCGGTGCTGACACGATGAGCAACCCTAAGTGGAAGATTAGACGCCGATACATTTTCGCGGCCTTCGCCCTCGGTGTCGCCCTTGTTGTGTCATCGATTGTTGCGGTGTGGCAAGACCGGTTAGGTGCAGGCGACCTGATTACCGGTGGAGTTGCTCTGATAAGTTTGATTCTTACGTCCTACATTTTTGGGGCGGCGTATGACGATAAGAGAGTGGAGAACACGGATGGATAAGTTGAAGGCGTACTGGAATTTTTCGGCTGAGCGTGCAGTGAAAACTGTGGCGCAGGTGGCGATTGCAACTATTGGTGTGGGTGCTGTAGGAATCCTTGATGTCGAGTGGGGGCAGGTTGTTTCGGTGGCTGCGCTTGCCGGTGTCATGTCCCTGTTGACTTCAGTGCTGACTTATGACAAGGCCGCAAAGTGATGGGGCGGCTTGACGCTGTGGAGCGCGTTGATGGCTATGAGGTGCCGGTCGATCCTGCCGATGCCTTGGACTGCACTTCCTGTCAGTAGGGTTTCTATTCTGCAAGCCAGGCGTACACTGTGGCCCTTGTAACGCCAAGCTTTTTCGCTAAACGCTTGATGTTATCGCCTTGGGTGTGTTCGGCCCTTACGCGGGCTCTGAGGGCTTGTGTGACACGTTCTAGGCGTTCGAGTTGCCAGACACGGATGTCTGCAAGTTTTTCGATGCTGAGGTTGTCGTATTCGTAGTAGTCCATGGATACCATCGTACACTCGCTCGGTGTTCGGCGGGGATAAGGGTGGGCGGTAACTGTTACCAACCCGTGACCGTCGCCTGCTTGATGAAATTTGCGTGAGGTCTTACAGTGAAGGCAACGAAAGGACTGTACAATGGTAGACATGGGCTATTACAAAAACATCGAGGTCGAGGCGCAACAACTCTACGATGACGAGTTGCGTGAAATTGTGGAGTGGGATATGGCGCACCGTCGCATCATGTCGCCTGTGGATCGTATGCGGATTATTTCGGATGAGAAACTGTTTGCTCGGGCGGTTGTTGCGTGGCGGGGTGTGCCTGCTCCGATGAAAGCTGCGAACCATGTTGCTTTGCAAACGTTACGGCGTGACATTCGACGTCGCGAGAAGCAATCGATGCTCGGGTGGGTGCTGATTGTTGTGGCGCTCGGTGTCGGGTTGGCTGTCCTGGTGGTGAACCTGTGACCGGCTGGGTGCTGGTTGTGGTGGGGGCGTTGTGTATGTTTGCGCCTGGGTTTGTTGACCCGTTCGCACCGATCAATGGGTTGAGTTTGGTGGGGTTGTTGTTGGTTGTTTGGGGTACGGTGAATATAAATCGAAGGGGGACACAATGAGTGTCAAGCTAACTAATAAGGATGTTCGTTTAGAGTTCGCGGGTGCGCAAGCCTGGTGGGGGAGTCCTGAAGAACTTGGGAAGATGTTTGACACATGGCTTGAGTCTGTAAAGAAGGAAGCCTACGATGAGGGTTATGCCGAGGGTGAAAGAACCGACGAAGGGGGACACAATGAGTGAGGCTGTAAAAGCATGGGTCGAATTGGACGAAACTGTTGCAACGGCTGAAGCAATCGGATTTTCTCGGGAAGAAGCAGAGCGCATTATTGGGAGCATGAGGCGAGAAACTAGTTGGGACATGACGCGTATTCGCGAAGAAATTATTTCGCTTTATGGGGGGACACAATGAGTGAACGCTTAGAAATAAATATCGAACGGTTAAGGGATGCGTGGATTACTTACCGGTCGGTGGCGTGGAGTTGGTTTGATGTGAACGATGAGGATGGTAATGATGGGGAAGATTTTGATGTGTGGCTTGAAGCTGTAAAGCAGGCAGCGTTCGATGACGGATTTGACACCGGCAATGAGTGACCAGATGGATGTGATACCTGACGGGCGTGAGGTTCACATTCGACTCCGCGATGATGTGTGGCAGATTGGCGAACCAGGGACACTCACCCTAAGCCGGAAGCAGGCGCACACTTTACGGTTGCATTTGAACGCTTGGGCATACCAGGCACAACTTGCCGACGTCGAAGAAGACGGTTAACGCTCCGACGGTAACGTGCCCGCCCAAATCCCGTAAGGTTCCTGAGCTTCCACAGCATAAGTGAAACATGCTGCTTTGAGTGGGCATTCGTTGCAGAGTGCGCGGGCAGTCCTGATCGCATAGTCGCGGGTTTGTTTGTCTGCATAGTCCTCGGGGAAAAATATGGCGGGAATGTCTTGGCAGGCAACACCACCTGACTTATCGACGAGTTCCATAAATTCGCGTATTGGGCTCATCCGTCGGTTGTCACTCATAGACTAAGTGTAAGGGGGTTAGACGATGGTTGAGAACGTCACAAGTTTGGAAGCTTACGCTTTGTCGAAGCTGATGGTGCGGGAACGGTTTGATGCCTATTCGGACAGCGGTGCGATATGGTTGGCAACTTTTGAGGAGTTGCAGGTTGCGTTGGAGGGGGCATCAGATGAGATTGTTTTGGAAGCGAAGCAGATGGCTAGCGAACGGTGGAAAAGGATGATGGGTAATGATTGACGCGGGCAGGTTTGTAGCATCGAAAGGGTTGAGCTCTGATGGTTGGTTGGAGGCTCGACGGTCTGGTGTGACGGCTACACAGGTGGCTAAGGCGGGCTCTGGGCCTGGCGGGTTCGAGCAGGCGGTAGAAGACTATTCGGCAGACTTTGTTGAGCAAGACAACCCGTACATGGTGTTTGGTCGGGTGTGGGAAACACCGATAGCGATGATTCTGAAGAACGATTACGGGGTGATGCCGAATGATTGGCTGATTCGTAACGGGGAGTTCCCGCATCATATGGCTACCCCTGATGGAATTTCGTTGGATCATTCACAGATTAGTGAGATAAAGACGACGGGGAAGGATTGGAACCCTGAGAAGCTACCGATCCAGTATCGGCGGCAGGTGCAGTGGCAGATGCATTGTACGGATACTGCTCGGTGTGTGTTTGCGTGGATGTTGCGGGAGCAAAGGGATACTGCTGCGGGGCCAATGTTTGTGCCTGGTTGGTTCGAGCCTCGCGTGGTAATGATTGAGCGTGATGAGGAAATGATTGCAGCACTAAAGGATACAGCTAACAGGCTGTGGGAAAGGGTAAACAATGGTTAAGGTGACAGTGTCAATCGAGTTCGACCATGCAGTTTATGCAACACTTTTGGAGGCTGCTAACGAGGTAGGGCTTGGGGTTTCCGAGTTTGCTAACGGTGTAATCGAAAACTATTTAGGGGAAAATTATGGCTCGCTTTGATATCACACAGTATTCGACGGTTGCGGAGCGCATCGATAAGTTTTGGGCGGCGCACCCTGACGGTCGCATTCTGACGGAGATACTCCATTTTAGTGCTGAGCAGGTTGTGGTTCGTGCGGAAATATATCTTGACCGGAAAGATGCGCGCCCTGTGACCT